CAGCTCACCCCCGGCGACAGCGAGTAAACGCCCGACAGGCGGTGCTCATCCATCAGCGCCAGCAGCTCAGCCAGCCCCTCGGCGCTCAACTGGAGCTGCCCCAGCAGCAGCCAGATCGCCTGCTGCAATGCAATGCGATTCTCGCGGCCGCTGAGGGAGTCCTGGATCGCGCCGAGAAACACCGTCATCGCGGCGGCCTGATCGCCACTTTTCCCCGGCGTGGCCACCACGGCGCCATACACCTGGCTGGCCAGCAGGGCGTCATAGAACGCCCGGTAGTTCGGCTCCGGCGGGGGCGGCGGCGGCAGATCCTGAACGTCCCAGCCCCAGATCCAGGTCAGCGCCTCAGGGTTCACAACGCGAGTTTCTGACAGGCGTTGCGTGGCAGGGTCGTACTCAGGCTGAGGCTCACGCACCACCTGCAGCGCGAAAAGCGGCGGCTGCTCCAGCCCCACGACCGGCTCATCATCGCCGCGTGGGTAATTGCGGATCTCGTTGGTCTGGCTGTTCCAGATCACCAGGTCGGCCATCATGCCCTCCGCACGAACAGCGAGACCTTCAAGCCCGCACCTGCCACGGTGCTACCGATCTGGTCAATGTCGATGCTGATCTCGGCGTCGTCCGCCAGACTGGAGTCGGTGATCGTTGCGGCGCTGGCCGCGGTGGTGCTGCTGAACTCGGTGGCGTCGATGCTGAGTTTCGTGCCCAGCACGCTGGTGCCTGCCTCGTTCACGTCAACAACCAACGTCGAACCGGTCGGCGCTGTGTTCACATTGGCCCGCACCGCCAGCAGGGTGGCGGCAAATGGCATCCTGAACCTGACTCTGTTGGTGCCGGTGGTGAGTGCCGTGGTCTCATCGCCCACCGGAATCACGATCACATCGGAATCGCGCTGGTGGGCGTGATCCTCGCGGGCGTAGTCCGTGCTGGTGCCGACCGCTGCAGTGGCCGCTAGCGGCTGCGGGGCGGCGTCAGCGGGGGACGGGATCGACGGCGCCCCGCTCAAATCCGCATAGGCCCCGGTGAATCCGACCCGGGCCATCGCCGCGCCAGTGTTCACCAGGATGGTCCCGGTGTTGACGTTCACCCTCACTACGCTGCCGACCTGCTGCACTTCGCCAGATGCCGGGATCGTCGCCACCAAGGCGCCACCAGCGCCGACATAGAGCTGATCGCCCAGTTGATAGCTGTTGGTATTGAACGGCCTTAGCTCGCCCAGTACCACGGCGTCGCCATCGCCGTTGTTGGCAAGGGTGGTTTCCAGCACGGCAATCGCCGGCATTTTGAGCGGATCGGTCGGGTCGCAGGCCGCCACTGTGATCCGGTCGGTGCCGCCCACGCTGCCCGTCGCATAGACCGCCGTGCCCGCCGCTAGGGAGCCGCCGCTGGTGTTGCGGACGTGAACGTAGAAGTTCCCGGCGATGCTGCCGTGGATGTGGGGGATGACGACCGGCGCCGTGCCGGTGACTGTTAGGCCGGCGAATGAGGGGCTGTCAGCCGCGCCTAGGCCCAGCAGAGTGCGCTGTGCGGCCGCGTCGAGCGCCTCCACCATGGCGCGGCCTGCTGCGGTGCTAACGCCGGTCCACCAGGCGGCGATGGCCTGCCGCACCCGCTGCGCAGTCCACGCCCGCCGGGTGGTCGCGGTGCCGGCTTCTGCTTCAGCTTGAGAGATGGTGGTGGCGGTCCATTCGCGGGCGTCGCTCAGCCGGGCATCGCTCAGCCCCACATAGGCCGCGTCACCCTCGGCGGCGGTCAGGTAGCCGGGATGCGGATCTGCTGCTGCCGCATGCGCTCCGATTGCCGCTGCCACCTCCGAGTCCCTAGCGATGCCTGCAGGGATGTCCGAATCGCTCAGCGCCGTGGCCGATTGCCGGTATCGGCCGTCGCCCTCCGCCTGGGTCAGGTACTGAGAGTGCGGGTCTGCTGCTGCTACGTGAGCGGTAACCGCACTGCTGATCGCCGCGCCGGCCAGGTTAGCAATATCTTGGGTGGTGGCGTCCTTCGTCGCCCCAGCCTGATCCATCGGCACCCGCTCAGTTCCATCGAGCGGGGTCGTGGCGTTCGGCAGGCCTGTGATCGTGGTTTCAGCCATGCCTACAGAATGCGGAGTTGCTTGTTATCCAGAGTCGTGATCCGCAGGCCGCTCAGCGTCACCAGGTAGGTGGCCACGGCCTCAATCTTCTCCAGCACCATGACGCAGAACCGGCCATCGGCCAGCTTCAGCGGTTCGTGCTGCAGCTTGTACGTCAATCCCTCGTGCTGCACCTGGTCGCCATACTGCAACTCGCCGAACTGATCAGTCCTGGCGGTGATCGCATAGTCCACCGTCACCACCTGATCATTCATGATGATCTGGCTAGCGCGGTCCATAATCCCCAAACCAACAACGGCCCCAGCAGTGACGCTGGAGCCGAAGTCAGCCAGCAGGAAATCATCGGGGATTTCCTGGATCATGGTCAGACCGCGTAACGGGCACCGCCGACTGCTACGCAGGTGACGGTAGCGGAGAAGCTGCCGGTTTCATCGGTGAAGGCCAGCCGCACAAACTTGCCCACCTGGTCGCGGGGGATCGACAGTTTCTGCAGTGCAGCAGTGCTGCCCAGATCGGTAAAGACGCCGCCGGCCACGTCTGCAGCATCGCTGCCGTCAGAGGCATTGCCGGATTGCACCTTCACCTTGATCGCGGTGCTGGAGGCGCTGGCGGCGGCATACAGCAGCAGCAGCAGATCGCCGTCAACGCTGCTCACGTCAACCGCAGTAGTGTTGCCCGCGGCGTCGCGGGTGGCAGGAGCCAGGATGGTGAATGCCTGGAGTTGCTCCAGGTTTCTGAGTTCAATGGCCATTGATCAATCCTCCGGGGTGGGGGTGAATACGGGACGCCCACGCTTTGTGGGCACTTCGCCAGCAGGCATGGCCAGTTCCTCGTCAGAGGCTGTTTCCATGGCAACCGCCGAGTTCTTTGCAGAGCGCCGCAGCTTGGGTGGACAGGCCGGGGCGGGCTCAAGTTCGGGCTCTGGCGCAATCGACGCCATGCCCAGCGCCAGCAGCTCGTTAGCTGGGCCTTGAGGAAGGTCAGCCACCTCACCCATAGCGAGGTGGCGACCGTCTGCTCTGCAGTTCGAGAGAATCTGCAGCCTCATAATCAGGTGCCCAGAGCGAAGGACTGCGGGCGGCGCACCGCCACGTCGAAGTCCTGGTGGACATTCAGGATCGTCTGGCCAGATGCCGCCTGGGTTACCTGATCCACGATTAGATCGAGCCCAGACCACATGCCCACCACACAATCGGCAAAATTACCGAAGAGTACATCGTTGAGCTGCATCTGGTTGCTCACCGTCACTGGATAGCCGTTCACCTGACCGGCGTCGGTCATGATGTAGTCGGAGCCGGCAGCAGAAGCCCGGAGGGTCTGCTTCAGAGCGCCCTTCACCACGCTATTCATGATGTAGCGCATTGAACCGTCGTCGAGGTTGTCGATCGCCAGTTCGGTTTCCAGATCCACGTAGTTGTCCCACTCGCCGCAAACCAGGCTGGTAGGAGCGCCGCCCAGGCTGACGGGGAACGGCTTGGTTTTGCCGTTGGTTAGCGTCACCGAGCCGATGCCGGTGGTGTTGATGATGCCCAGCGGCTGGCCGTTGGACCCGGTGCCGTAGCCGATGGTGGAATCCATGCCCAAGGCAACGGACTCGGCCATGTCAAGGCGCACCAAGTTGTCAATATCGGGCGAGCTTTGGAGCATCATCCGCCGGCTGATGGGCACGCGCACCCCGATGGTGCGGGGGATCATGTTCACCAAGCCGAACGTCAGCTTGCTGTTGGGCACGTCAGCGTTCTCGCCGACGAAGTAGTACTGGCTGGAGCTGAGCTTCTTGGGGATTTCGACGTTGCCCTCCAGGCCGGAGAGCATGGTCAGGCCGCTGTTCAGGAAGGCGCTGCGGTTGCGGATCAGGTCAATGAACTGCGCATCCAGCCGGTCAGTGCCGACCAGTGCACCACCATCGCCGAAGGTGCCTACCACCTGGCCAGGGGTCTGAGCAGCGCGGGAAACACCCAGCACCTCCCAAGGGATCAACACGCCGCGAGCGCTCTTATTGAGCGTCCTGGCCTGCAGATCCGCAGCGGCTCGGGCTACCTCCAGCTCAAAGCCAGCGGCATCAGCGAGCCTGGCGTTAGTTGGCTCCGTCATGTGAAGGAGCAGTCGGCACAGGCTGAAGCGTTTGATTTCACGCTTGCTCAGGCCCAGCTCAGCGCCGCCGGCATCGTGCACGCGGCCTTGGAACTCGACCTTGCGCATGCCGATCTGTTCCATCACCACCGCACGGGCGGCATCAATGGAAGCGTCGTCGTTGATGAGTTTCTCGGCCAGCTCGGAAAGCTGGAACTGGTCGCACATGCCGCGGATGGAAGCAACACGCTCGCGCTCGGCGCGCCGAGCGTCCTGCTGCACCTCCGCCACGTTGATCTCGGTGGTCATTGGTTGTTCGTCAGGTGAATCAGTCCGCTCGGCGGTCTGCACTGTCAGACTACGGAGGGGCTCAGGTTGCGGTTCTGCAGTGGCAACGGCCACAGGTTCGGGCTCGGGTGCTGACGGGGCGGGCTCAGGCTCCACGGCTACCGGCTCGTCCATGGCGCGGCCCAGGCCTACGGTTTGGTCAGCGGGGACGCTGACGCTGGAGACCTCCAGCACGTTCCATTCGGTCACGTAGAAGCCGTCGGCGCGTTCGTCGATCTTGTTGATCTCGTACGCGAACGAGACATTGCGCACGATGCCAGCTTCCACATCCTGCCGGCGCTTGTATTCCTCGCTGCCCTTCTCCAGGGTGTTGGGCGACCAGCGGACGGTGGAGTAGAGGCGCCGATCGTCGCCGAGCCAGGCCTTTTCCGCGACGCCCAGCACCACGTCCCGGTTGTGGTTCCACAGATAGACGCCGCCGTCGTTCATCCGGCCCAGGTCTACGGATCCTTCCTCGTGCACCAGGATCTCGCGGCCAAACCAGCGCTCAACAGGCGCTTCAGAGCTGAAGCTGAAGGTCAGCGTTTCGTCGGTCTTCTCTTCGACGCGGAGGCCCATCGGCAGCTCTCGCCGCTGAGGGCCTTTGAGTTTCGTGAGATCCAAAGCCGGATAGTCGCTGGCCTCAGGCTACGGATGGCTGGGGCTGAGCTTCCGCATCCTCAGCATCCTCCCCGTCGTCGTCGGGGTCTTCCGTCTCAGGCTCAGGAGTGGGTGGTTCCGTCGCTGGCTCAGGCGGCTGCTCCACGGTCGGCATCAGGCCCAGTGACTCCTTCAGTTCGTTTTCCATGGCGATCTGAGCCATCACCTGCTCAAACTGCTCACCGCTGTATTCAGTGATCAATTCGCTGTGAGATTTGAGTAGCATTGCCTTGGCTTTTTCCATGGCGGAAACATCCTTAACTGGGTCCACCCAGTCCCATGATCTAGCCTGCCAGCGCGGAGCGTTATACCTTTCTGGCCTGGTCCAGTAGTCATTAAAAGCTGGTGACGACAATTCGCCCGCCAGCATCGCAGCACGTAGCCACTCTTCAAATACGCGCTGGTGGAACACCTCAATAATCGCGCTCTGCACCACCCGCCAGTGGTCGCGATCCTCCAGCACGCTGGTGCGCATGCTGCTGTAGTTCGTGTCGCTGAAGTCCTTGCTGATCGTTGCATACGAACACCCGAACCCTGCCGCAAACCGCCGCGTCAGGTTCCGCACCACGTTGTCGTACTGGCCGTCATCTGGTCCAAAGTCAGGCGCGACCGGCTCCTGTCCTGGGTCGAGGATGTTCCAGCTACCGGGCTCAGTGTTGAACAGCTGCTGGCCGTTCTCGACGGCATCGCCCTGCAGCTCGCCGTCTGGGGTGCGGATCCATCCGAGGCTGGCGGCCTGAACTCTTTTGCGTGTCCAGTGGGCCTTTTCGTATTCGCCGAGGTTGTGAACCGTCGTGATCACACTGGCCAACCACGGCACCCCACGGTTCTGGCCGATCCGCTCGGGCATGTAGACGTGAATCATGTCGGCGGCCGGCACCAACACGTGCTTTTCCTGTGCGCCGCGACGGTTGAGGCCCAGCTCCACGTCGCCAGGGTGGCGGGTCAGGACCGCGTACCGGGTCGGGCGGCCCCATTGGTTGATCTCGACGCCCAGCCGCCATTCGTGTCCGGCGCGGTCTGAAACACCAGACTTGTCCTCATCGAGCTGGTGCGCCTCGATCAGCTCCAGCGCCAGCGGTGTGCGGCCCTGCCCCATCGGTTGCCGCACGATCCTGATCAGGCACTCGCCCGACTCCGGCAGGCTGCCGGCGATCATCATCTCGAAGCCGTGGAAACTCAGCCGCCCCGCCACGTCGCAAGTATCTGGCCGGCACCAGCGGCGCCATGCTTCCTCCAGCAGCCGGTTGCGGCGCACGTCTTTTTCCGTGCCGTTGGCCTTCATCACCTGCCCCTGCATCTGGATCCCACGCGGGCCCACCACGTTGATCTGCGTGGTCCGCTTGGCCTGGCGGGCGTAGGGGTTGTCCCTGACCAGCTGGTGGCAGCGGTCGCGCAGTACGGCCAGGCTGACGCGCAGCTCGGCATCGGCGGAGGTGGTCGGTGCCACCAGGTCGTGGAGCAACCGGTTGCGCCGGGCGCCCTCAAACATCCGCTGGCCCTGCTGCCGCCCGTGGCGGGTGGTCAGGATCTGCCGCTGCAGCCAGGATCGAACACCCATCAGCTCACCCCCGTGAAGCGCACATAGAGCCGGCGCGGATCGCCGAGGCCTTGCGCGATCATCTCGGCGCGTTTCTCGCGGGCGACTTCAGCCTTGAGGCGGTCGCGCCACTTGATCAGCTCCGCCAGGTCGGCGCGGACCACCTTGCGGCCACCGTTGCCCAGGCTGCCGATTTGGTACTCCTGCGCACCCGTGGTCAGGGCGCGGATGGCCTCTTCAACCGCCTCCAAATCTTTCTGCGCCTGGCTGCGATCATCGAAGGCGCCGGGTGTGCCGCTGAATGCCAGGCTCTTGCGGACGGTCAAGCTGCCGCGGCCGGTGGTGAGCGGGGCGCCGCTGACCGTGGAGACGATCTGCAGCTCCCAGGCGCCAGAGGCCATCGCCGCAGTGGTTTGCGCGGGGAGCGTCACTCGCCAGCCGTCGTCCGTGTCGCTGGCCACCGCCTCGATACCAGCGCCAGCTGCTGCAGCGCGGAACCACACGCGAACGGCCGTGGCGTCGGGGTGGACGCGGGATTCAATCCAGCTGGTTAGATCGCCTTGGTAGAGCTCCAGCGGTTGGGTCATTTGAGCACCGTGAAACTCCGGGCCTTTCGTGGCGCGGCCTGCTGGTCTAAGGCTACGGAGGCCGCCAGCTGTGCCTCCAACTGGTCCCACATGGTTTGACGGTTGTAGCGGCGGCTCACCAGCTGGAGGGCGGCATAGGCGTAGCGGGTGCAGTCGCCCGCCTCATCCCGCATTCCGGTCGGGCAGTCCCAGTGGTATTCCCGGCCGCGGCTGCCCTTCTTCGGCATGCGCTTCCACGGGAA